CATGTCTATCTTGGTCCACTAGGTCACACAGTTGCTCGTGTGTGATGACTTGATTCTTGAAATTCACTGTGTTGGCACGTTGGCTATTGGAAAAGATCTTGTTTACATAACTGATCACCCGTGTCATTTGACGCAGGTCGCCATCCTTGATGTTGGTTGGGCGAGCATGCAATGTGATTTCTTGATCCATGAATACCACTTGGCCATCTTGCCAGTCACGTGTGTACACGTATTCAGGACGGAGTATCAAGCGATGCAGTTCTTCCATTAGCTTTTTACTCTCGTTTTGGGTCATGCCTTCAAATCCATCAAAGCTGTGTGTTGGTAGTTTGATGCCCGGGAGTCCTGATGCAGTTTCTCTGTACAGTCGTGTTTGCATGCCATCCACCGGAACCATGTTATAGTGTATGATCAGTGTTTGCATGCTGTTTAGTCCGGGCGCCATAACACCGTCTCTCCAGCGATGATTTACCACAAGTTCACGCACTGTGCTCTGCATCTCGGCACTCATTTTATCAAACGCATCGTGAGTGCATAAAAATGTGGTTTGGCTGTTGGCTGTGTCGCTTACACTTTGTAGTCCAATCACTCGTTGTGCATCATCAAATGAGCATTGGTCGCTGTGCCAGGCCAGCTCACCGTTGCTGAACGCACCTTTAGCACGACCTTTTTCATCACGCTTGTAGGTCACCGTTGCTACGTTGTTGTGTAGATCTTTAGGAATATCCGACACTGTGTAACCCAGTGCTAGATAAATTTCGCGCCAGTGTCGTCCTTGCAATTTGCCTGTGCGCAAAAACTCATGTATCAATGCTCCTGCAGGATCGCCCCAGCTGTTCATCACACTGCTTAGTTTGTGAATTCCAATGTCTTCGTCTAGGAATACAATGCATTCGCTAGCACAGAGTTTTCCAAGTGCAAGAACTTCTTCTTGGTTGGTCCAATCTACATCATATACTTCTACTCCAACTGAGCTTCCATAATTTTCTAGTTTACGTGTTTTCATTCGATTTCCTTTAGATATGTGTGATCACAAATGCCGCTACCTGGGGCACTTGTCGTTGATTTCTTGGTGGATGGGCAGATGCAGTCCAATATTGTTCAATATGAAATCCTGCCTGTGTTATTTGCTCTGCTACTTCATGTGCATTGTGATACAACCAAATATGGTCATAGGATGCAGAATTAACTGCCGCTGTGACAAAAGCAAGACCACCGGGTGCTAGTACTCTATGCAACTGCTTGAGAAATGCAACTGGGTCTTCTAGATGCTCCAGCACTTCAACACAAATCAACCATGACGTACTGTTGTTGGCTTGTTGCTCAATGTCAATACACTTGGTTGTTAGTGTGGGATTTAATTTTTGTGCAAACTCCAGGCTTGCAGGACTTATATCAATTGCTAATCCATGACAGTCAGGCAACTGCTGTAACACTTGCCAACTGTATGCTCCACTGCCTACGCCTACTTCCAAATAATCTGTTGCTTGTGCTTGTGTCATGTGTGACAAGAAACTCCAGCGGAAGAACTGCATTTGTCTATAGTGATGTGGCCACAACCAATGTGACAATAGCAGTCCTGGTAGATAATTGGTTTGCATGTGATCTGTGTTTTGATACACAGATTGATTGATCAACTTGTATGTTAACTTGGGCCATTGCCCTGTTAGGTTGTATTTGGTTTGGTCACGGCGGCATTGCCTGCAGAATTGATTGTATGATTCACTTAAACTGTCCACGTCAATGCTTTGTTTCAACTGATCAAATTCCTGTTGCCAGGCAGTGCCAAACAGTTCTTTGGCCTTTTGAATATGTAAATTCATTGACGAAAGTCCACTATCAATACCACACGTTCATGTTCTGTGAGATTGCTGGCTGAGTGTCTGCGGCGGTCATCAAACACCACAAGCTCACCTGTTTTCCATTCATGGCTGTGTCCTGCTATGGCTATGCTTGCGCCCGGAGGGCAGACCAATCCCAAATGTGATCTCCAGACTGGAACTTCTTGATATCCTCTGTGAGGTCGTATCACACACCCTGGTTCCATCACGCTGAACGTTGCCACATAAAGACCGGGTATTTGTTCCAGTAAGCTGGTAGTAAAAGGGTACAGGTCCCATGCTGGTTGTTTTTCATCACAGTGCATTAGGATGTTAAGGCGCCAACGATCATTGTGCAATTCTCTTTGATGCCAGAACTCCCCGGAGTCTTGCCGCTCCAACCACTCATCACGAATCTCTTGCCAGTACTGTTGCAGTGGCGCAAGGAAAGGATATTGATCCCCGGCGTGGAATGGATTGACAGGTGGCATGTTGTATATATGTGCAAAATGGTCCGGCGCACAGGAATCGAACCCGTATTCGTAAGGTAGAAGCTTACTGTATTATCCGTTATACTAACGCCAGGTGTTTGGTGGGCTGACTTGGAATTGAACCAAGACTCAATGAATTATGAGTTCACTGCTTTACCATTAAGCTATCAGCCCGTTGAACTATTGTATGTTAATTTATCTTTTGTGTCAATCTTCAACTGAATAATAGTCTTTGTCCAACCAAGCATGCACAATATCTTCTTGTCTTAGATATCCGTAGCTGTTGACACTGGCTATACAGTTGTTGTTGATCAGGCCTTGGTCAGCCAGGTGCTGCCAATTGGTAGTTCGTGGATCTAAAAAGTTTTCCGAGTTTTTGTAAACTGCGGCATAGATCCAAGGGTTTTCTCTGCGCTTGTAGAAATAAGCATCACGACAATCAAACCCATTGATGGCCAACATGTACATGAGATTGCCGTATGTGTAGTTGTAGTAGCATCCGTTCATGGTGCGATGTACCAGACGGTTATGATGATAGCTTACCTGTTGTGGAATGGTCAAGATCATCATGCCATTCACATTCATCTGTTGATTCCATAGTTTGAGTGTGCTTAACGGATTGGTTGCGTACTGAAATGCGTCATGACACCAAAGAACATCCACAGGCTTGGGCAACACCAAAGTTTCAAAGTCGCCTTGGATCACAGTAACGTTGTCTGGCAAGTCTACTACTAGTCGATTAGTGTTTAGATCCACTGCATAACAGTCAAAGTTGTATGGTTCAGCAGGGTCTTCTTTGGTTGTTAGTGTGGCCCACCAATTGATATCCAGGCCACCACCACAGCCTAGATCTGCCACAGTGGTCACAGATTCTAGAAAATCATCATAGCCGTACAACAGATCTAGCACATAGCTAGAGTGTTCGTGACTGTGGTACGGATTTCTAAACTGTTCCATGTTTCAAAATTTCCAAAATAAGTTTTTCTTTCAAGTGATTGAGACGTGATTCAAGTTGGTGGCAAGCTTCTGCTATTTCTAACTCACTGCCCCATGACCTTTGTGTGGCAAGATGCCGTGCCCATTTAGACACTTCATCTTTTTCCATTTGTACTTCGGCCGCATTGCCTTTGGGCTGTGCTCGTACACAAAGATTAAATTCTTCAATAAGACGATCGGCTTGTTCACGCCAGTCAATCATACTGACACATCCTCCATGCCTGCTGTTCTCAACCGAACCACATGTCCTAGCATGAAGTTTTTGCTTTCAAGTCCTTTCATCACACCCAGCCAGCGATTGCGTAACAATGCTACTTCGTTGATGATAGTTTCAAAATCAATCACTTCATCTTCACCGTCCACATACTTTTCAGCATCTCGACTTGTGAGTGCTCGAGCATATCCTTCAAGATATTTTTGAAAGTGTTTGCGCCGTATTTTTCGCAGTTGAATGTTTAGGTACTCAAGCACCGCTTCAATCTCTTGTAACTGATTAAAACGATGCTCAGTTATGCCAGGTAGTCCACTTAGGTTTTTTTCAACTATTCCAGCAATACGTACATCACCGCGAGCAGACATGAGTTCAGCGTCATAGTATGATATGAAGTCTGGTATCTTCCCAAGATCCGCAACAACACGATTGTACCACATCAGTCATCCTGATCGTAATTGTAATCAGTGTCTTCGTCTGCTTCGTCTTCTTCAGGGTCAAGGTACTCTTCGCTGGCACGTTTGAGATATGCATCCCCACCTGCTAGCATTCTCAAGTCCTGGTCTTGAAGTCCGCTGTCACTTAGAATACTAAACATATGATCGGCCGCTGCCTGGCGATCTTTCTGCGGAATGTATTCTTTAAGCGTAGTGTACGCATCTATCAATAGATCAATGTCTAAGCTCATTCTGTTGTCTCCTCTACAGCCAATTGAGTTGTGACCACATGATGCGGATTGTCAACAAAGTCTTGCATCACTTTGTCCAAACACTCGTCATCGTTGCGTTCCCAACCCTTGCGGAACTTCTTGATCACTGTTCCATCAGCTAGTGTATATAGCAAACTATTGCCTTCCTTCTTAAGAAGATCCTTGCCTTCTAACATGTCAGTCATGCCCGAGTATGGACTCATACCTTGCTCGTACGGAATCTTAACTTGCACTGATTCAAACGGCTTGGCATAACGAGTTTTCATAATTTTACATGCGGCACGAATACCATTCACTTCCGAAACTTTGTTGCCATCTTCGTCTTCTTTTAGTTTTAGCTTGCGCATGGCAACTACAATTGAACTTGCATAGATAAAACCTTGACCTCCGGAGATCTTGTCATCCGGGTCAAACATGTCTTGGCTTGCATAGGTGTGTGCTGTACATACCAAGCCCAGATTCAAGTTACCAAACATGTTCACACAGTTACGAACCAATGCGGCCAGTGCTTTGGGTTTACGACCCATGTCACCTTTCATATCGCCTGCTTCAAACTGGTTAACGTCTGTGGGTGTCAGCAACATGCCCAGTGAGTCGACCACAAACAGGACCTTGGGGCGTTCTGCCTCTGGCATGGTTTTGTATTCCTTGACAAATTCGCTAATCATCTTGGCCACGTCGTCAATCATGGCCATGTTGAGTTTCAACAACTTGTCTTCGCTTGTGTCTACATTCAGAGCATGCAGCCACTTTTCGTCCAGTGCGTTTTCGCTGTCAATCAAGATAACGTAAATGCCTTGTTTTTGTGCATTGGAAATCAAGTTACCTGAACAGATAAACGATTTGCCAGCGCCCGATTCACCAGCAAACACAGTGACCTTGCCCATTGGGATGCCTTTGTCAAATGCACCCGAGATAAGATAATTCAGTGTGTAGTTGCCTGTGCTGATCCAGGTGTCTGGATCGTTAAAGCCGACGCTGATACCGTCGATGCTTTTTGTAATTGATTTTCTAAATTTAGATAGGTCAAAAGGTTTTGCCATGATGTTCTCCGAGTTTGTTTATGTTAACATGTTATGTATCGCAAATCAACCTTGTAGTAAAACATATGGATCATTTTCCAAATTGCGATACACCACTTGTCTTAGGTCTGCTAGTTGTTCTGTGTAGTTGGAAAAATTGCCCAGTGGAATTGCGCCAGGCAAAGGTTGAAGTTTGTTCTTGTTGCACCATTCAATGTATGTAGGCGATGGCAACACCCGATGTGGCTTGACCAACTGCATTGCAATATTGAATTGTATGGTACTGAAATTGTCAATTTCACTTAGGTCACCGTCATAGTGCCATGCATCAAATGTAGTACGGCCAATGTTAGCATACTCGATCCGTAAATGACACTGATCATAGCTGAAACAATCTGTATAGTCCAAACTGTTTATTGCCAATGGCAAAGTATTTGCTAGGTTGTCAAACTCTAGTAGACTGTGATCGTAAAATTCAATTTCGTGTGTGTTACGATTGATTCTGTCAAAGTCAACACCCAACTGATTCAGTATCTGTCTCAGACGAGGATGCTGGCGACTCAGTTGTTGCCAGTGACAATGTACCTGCTCCATGTAACGTTGATCCAGTATTCGATCAGCTGAAATTTCAAATGGTTCAAGGTGGAACGCAGGCAGTTTGGCATTGATTGCGTGTAACGTGTCTAGTACTTCTTTACCAAGTTGTATTGGCATTGGGTACTGTTCGCGCACACAAAATCTATTGGCTTTTTGCTCCTGTAAGGACTCTAACCATTTGTCCGTCAGCGGATTATGAAAAAAGCCCAGGGACAAGAAGTCCCCAGACTTTTCAAAAACCAGTTTCATTAGCTAGTTTTTTGACGGCTACGAATCATTGCCAAGATGTCTTCAGCACGTTGGCTAGAAGGTTTGGCTTCGACTGGCGCAGTTGCGGCAGGTACTTCTGCTTCATCAACTTCAAACGGTGGAGTATCTTCAATTGGCGCAGATGCAACAGGTGCAGGCTTGACTGCAACAGGTGCAGGACGAGCGGCTGGTTCATCACCAGTGCTACCTTCGCCACCACGGAAGCCTGCTGGCTTGTAGTACTGACTCCAACGATCTGGATCATATGCTTGGCCATCAACACTTGCTTCAAACATTTCCTTGATCACTTTCAACTCAATGTCAGTTGGCTTCTTGGGTAAGAAGTCTGCAAGATTGAACAAACCAAATTGTTCAATTGCACCTGCTTCTGCGGCAGTGAGTGCAGTTTCCTTACGGCTCCAGCTGGAAGTGCTGTAGTCAGCATAGCCACCTTTGCTGGTCTTCTTGACTGTGAAGTCAAGTCCGGCAGCATAGTCAGTTGGCATATTTTCCATTTCAGGATCCATCAGTGCATTCTTAACAATGTTAAAAATCTGTGGACTGATGATGAAACGACGGATTGGATTTTCCGGAGTCTTGTCGTCACTAATTGGGTTCTCGTGTACAAAGCCCTGGAACAGGTAGCTTTTCTTTTTCCAGTACTTGCGACCCATTTCTTCCAGGCTCTTGTCTTTGAACCATGTGCGAACTTCTGCCAGCACAGGGCAAGCATCGCCGTACATTTCAACACAAGGTACTTGTACAATAACAGGCTTGCTGTCTGCTTGGCCTTTGATGCCAGCAAATGGCAAACGAATCATTAATCGTTCAACCCAGAAGAAAGAATTTTTGGAGTTGCCGTCTGGAAGAAAACGGACTTTTGCTGTGGTACCTTCTGCGATGTTCCAATGCGGATAAATTGCATTGTCGCCTCCGGTTTGATTGCCGCCTGTGCGGTTGTCTTGCGCTTGTAGTTTTGCGCGAATTTCTGCGAGAGATGTAGCCATGATAGTTTCCTTTATAAGTTAAGATGGTCTTTATGTGCCTAGATACACACTAGCACCCTGCTAGTATATAACAGTAGTATTTATGATGTCAACAAAAAAGGCACAAAATTTGTGCCTTTGGAGTAATGATTCGAACGCTTATCGTAAGCCAGCAATTCGAAGCATTTGAGCAAGCTCTTCGCTTTCTGCCATTGGGGGTGTGGCAGGAGGTGGTTGTGTGTCTGCAGGATTTGGTGCAGGCTCAACTGGTGCTTCGGGTGCGGCGTCAGGTACACTGGTTGTGTCTTCTGCTCCCACCACTTTGTCATACAGTCCAGGCATTTCTTTTTTAATAAACTGTTTCACTGCTTCGTTAGCATCTGTTTCAGGTCCACTGATTTCAGCCAGTTCGTGTAGGTTGTCAAACAAGGTGTCGTCACCAATTAGATCATACAGTGCGTTGGTTGCGTTGGTAGCATCAACTCCGACCTTGAGTGGTTGTGCCAACAAGTCTTTCAACTGTTGTAGTTTTTCTGGAGTGTCTGGCAATGCCCAGGTACCTTCGCTCAACATGTCAATGTCTTCAAGAGTGATTTCATAATCCGTTTCTTCAATACGATCACGCAAGGAAGATTTGAGATTTGCATTTTCACGAATGCCACGTAGATCACGCAAGTATGTGGTTGCCAGTTGCACTGCAAGAGCACGTTCTTCTTGCACTGCTTCGGGCTGTGTTTCATTTAGTGAGCCAAACTGTCCTGCCCAGCGTTCAGCAAACTGGCGCACCTCTGGCATGTCAACTGCACGTGCGGCAATGTCTTCCAGCACACGTGTGACCAGGGCTGTGTTGTCCACATAGCGTAGACTCTCCATGTACTGATCTTGTGCATCGTTTTCTGCCATGACCAAGGCCATTTGCTTGGTTATCACATGCTTGACTGTTTCTAGTTGTAGCTGACGACTTTCCTGTTGACGCTTGTATGCTTTGTGTACATAGTTCAAACTGTCCATTAGTCTGTCATCAAATACCTTGCGACTAAACCGTTCTTTGAGTGCAGTGACGTCAACATCGTCTTCTTCTGCTTCTTCATGTTGAAATGTTTCCATGAATCGAGAATAGCCACGGCGGCCTTTCAATGCTGACAGGTGTTCGTGTAGGTCGCGGTATCTAGAGATAGCGGCTTCTACCATGTTGCCTGTTTCAATATCTTCAAATGTTCTGTGTTTCATTGTGCGGGCAAAACGTCCCAGCTCACCCATTTCATTTACCACGTTGACAATGTAACTGCCAACATCATCGTACAAGTTGCCGCCTTCGCTCACGTGACGTGCCACTGCACGGGCACCACCCAGTTTGTTAACTGGCATGCGGAAACGTTCGCCTTGTGCGTTTTCAACATAGATGCTTTCAATATGTCGACTGCGACTGCCACGGCGGTCTGGATCAATGCTTTCATTATGGCGAACAATTAGTCGTGCGTTGCCAACATTTTCAAAACTAAGTCTTGGGGTGCCGTACAAACGGCTTTCGTTAACTTTTAATTCGTCGGCGCTGTATGTGCTGTCAGTTTTGCTCACTTGTTTGATGTCCTTGATGTTTAGGTTACTGCGACTGATGTCACGAGTATCAAATGTTAGAAGGTTACGTTTGGCAAAATAACGTAGTTCACGTAGGAATGTGTACCATTCTTGTCTTTGTTCTTGATCCATTTCTGCACTGATGTTTTTGCTGAAGTAGATCTTCAAACTGTTTTCGTCAATCAGACTGATAGTAACCGTGCCAAAGCCTTGTCTATTAGAATCCTGATAGTCAAAGTTGAAAAATCTTGCTTTTTCTGGATCTGTAGTTGCCTTGGCTGTTTCGTCGCCCAAGCTCACATCTTCAAATCTACTGCGGATTTTTTCAAACAGTGCTTCGCCAATTTTAGTAATTTCTTTCATAGTAGAGTATTTAGCCTCATATTAGTATAAAGGGCATGGGTTCAATAAAGTCATCCAGTGTGTCACGCAACTGTTTATCCAGGTTAGCATCAAAGCCCTGTAGCAGTTGTAGCATGCGAACAACCAACATCATGCTCATCACTAGATCGTCTGTTTCGCCTTCTTTGGCTGCATAGCTGGTGCCACGGGCAACAAAGGTCTTGAGTTCAGAAATCAAGTTCTTGCTGGCAATGTTGATTTTCTTGGTTTCTAGCAGTGCCTTGAATTTAGCGCACACAGCAAGTTTGGTTTTGTTTGTGGTGTTAAATCCTTTGCGATAGGATCTAGATCCACCCATGCGCTTGGGTTCGCTCAAGAAAATACCTGGAATGTTTTCTTCGCCAATTTCTGCAATAGCAACCAGGGCGGCTTCGCCTAGTGTGTTGTTCTCTACTGAATAGTACACACTGGTGCTGTCAGTACACTCTACCAAATGGCTGGTAATTTCTTTAAGAATGGCCACTTGTCGTTGTACAGGTGTTTTGTTGTGCTGCCACTCTGCCACTTGCATCAAGCTAGGAAGTTCTAGCACTTGCATGGCACTGGGGTCGCCACCTGTGCCCAAGCTAGGATCTAGACCCACTAGGTATGTGCAACCTTTTTGTGGCTTTTTGTACCAGCGCACTTGTCCTTGACGTTCAATTGGTTCTATGCCAGCCATTTCTATTAGATGGATTGGATTGATCAGTGTTTCATCAAAGATAATAAATTCGCATTCCATTTCTCGGCGGAAACGTTCTTCTCCTAGCTGAGCTCGCATTTGATCTGCCCACTTAGCATCACGGTCTGGATGCTCTTGCCACTTGCTACGATATGCTTTGAATCCATTTGTACCAACTTCTGTTTCGTTGCCAAATTCATCAACACACTTGTTGGCCTGTTTCCAAATCAGTGCAAACTGATCTTCGTCTGAGTTTGGAGTACTAGTGATGATACATTTACCACCAGTTGCCAGTGTAGGTGTGATTGAAGTCCAGAAGTCTTTTGCAATGGTTGGGCGCACAAATGCAAACTCATCGCAGTACAATAATGATATACTCATACCACGACCAGTGTTTTCTGTTGTGGTTTGTGCAACAATACGGCTTCCGTTATCAAAGTCAATTGAGCCTTTGTTGTAGCTGGTGCTACCTGCTCGAATAAAGTCTGGACAATTTTCGTATGCATAGCGTATGCGTTGCATGATCTCTTGTGCGCCCAAATACTTGTGAGCCGCAACTAAAATTGTAGAATCTGGTATGAACATTGCGTACCACAATAAATACCCTGCGGCACTTGTGGATTTGCCCGTTTGTCTAGGCATTAAACTGATAGAAAACCTATAATTGTGGTAGGTATCAATAAGTTTCTCTTGATATCCAAAGGGGTGATACTGTATACTACCTTTAGTAGGATGCTGTATGTAAAAATAGTTGTCCATGAAATACTGTGGACCCGTGACAGGATCAGCGCAACGAGCAATTTCAATAATTTGCTGTTCCGTGAAATTTTCAACCTGGTGCGCTTTTTTTACAATTACGCCTTCGAGACTTTTCGCCATGATAAACTTTGTGTCCTTATTAAATAGTATTTAACATGAATTGCCTTCTTCTAAATAACAACTACGAGCCTATTTCTATCCTGCCATTGAGCATCATCAACTGGCAACATGCCATCAAGTTGATGTTTTTGGATAGAATACATGTACTGGAAGAATACGAACACCTGGTTGCTCGTAGTTCCAATCTCACGATTCATTACCCAGCAGTTGCAGTGACCAAGCACTATTTCAACAACAAAAAGGGTGTGCGTCTAAGTCGGAGCAACTTGTACCTGCGTGACTTGTACCAATGCCAATACTGTGGTGACACGTTTCCTGGTGACCAATTGACTATTGACCATATGATTCCAAAATCAGCTGGCGGTAGAGTAACTTGGGAAAATGCTGTGACTGCTTGTAAACCATGCAATCACAAAAAAGGCACCAAGCTGTGGAAACCCATGCGCTTGCCATACAAGCCTGATTACTATAATTTGGTTGCCAAGTGGAAGAATCGCCCTATCCATATTGAACACCCAAGTTGGATGCAATACCTGGGCGTTGAGGACAAACGCATGGTCAACGGCTAGACTGGCTTTTCGCCGGTCCAGTAAGGAAGGCTAAACCACAATCGAAACCACTCAGGCGTGCCCGGTTGTATGTTGTGTTGTTTTTCCAACTGCTGTTTTTCTGTGCCAGTAACGCTGATGTTCATGCCGGTGTACTGCGACCAGTCTGGCTGTTGGCATGTGCCACTTAGCTTGCGCAGTTCTTCGATTGAATCCATTATTTGTTGAACCACAGAGAGAACCACGCAGGAGTGCCCGGTTTGATGCCTTGCTCGCGCATCATCTGAGCCTTGCTATTTTGTGGGTTGTCTTTTTGCCAAGCAGGTAGCGTCATAAAATTTGTTCTAGGAACCACACCATTGGCTATGGAGTGAACAGGATCGTGTTCATCCAGCACAGTGTCAGGTATTGCGCTGTCTGAGTTTGCTGTGCTGGTAAAACGATATTGTTTCATACCGGGCTGTAGGGATTACGAAAACGATCATGGCCGTCATCCTCGGGATACACAGGATAATCGTTTGGATTCATTACTCAGCTGAGCCTTTGCACTTGGCACGTTTGGCGTTGGTCAATGCACCGTAGTCCACGGGCCAAATCTTACCGCCCGGTACTTCCTTGGCGTTGGCAGGAAAAGCAAATGCCACGCCTGATGCTTTTTCAATAGCATCAATGCTAACACGAACTGCAACCAGGTCGTTGCCTTGGCCGCCGCGATGTTCAAATGCAAATGCCATGACTTCACCTGTTACTGTGTCTGTTACAATCTTGTAGAACATGCGTGGCACCACAACGCCATTAGCACCAATGGTCTTGTCACCAGCGCCATATATAGCTCCAACGTATACCACAAGAGTATGCCCACGCTGGACTGCCCACCCACGGGTTGCAGTTTCCAGTAATTTCCAAATTCCACGATTTAGACCAGGGAGTTGTGGATACATGTTTGTTAGTAAAAAACTTTCCTTCTCCGCACGGTCATTGAAACTCATATCGCCATTGGGTGCCACATGACCAATGTCATAGCCTGACTTGGCGTAGTCGCTGAGTTCAGCACGAGACCCTTTAGGAATACTTTGGTCTGGTGCAAAACTGTTTGAACGTGGTACGCAACCTAGTGCGTTTTGTGGAGTGAGTGTGTAACTGACCCATACAGGAATACGTGCGGCTGTGTCGTTTAATGTAACGTAAGCATGCCGGCAAATTGCCACGCCGGGCTTTTTAGTTTGTGGAAAACCGTAAGGTGCTTGTGCTTGACATTGTGCAGGTGGCAGTGGTGCCCATTGTTCCCAGGCATGTGCCTGTGTTTGATATACTACAAAACTCCAAATTACTACATTGAGTGCTACTAAAAACTTCTTCATTGAAAACCTTTGTAAATGTTAATCTTACATTTCAGTGAGCTTGCGTTCGACCTGTTTGACCCATCCACTAACATCACTGCTACCAATTTCGTCTACGTCACCAACAAAGTCAGCAACATCATCAATTGCAGACATAACTGCCTGCGGACCGTGCTTGAGCAAGTCTGGACGTTGCATCATAATGCGACGAGTGATAGCTTGTGCCACAGCACTGTCACCATAGTCTTCGTCCAGGTGCTTGCTTACTGTGTCTTTAATTTCCATGCCCTTGCTCATTTGACGACCAATGCCAGCAAATGATTCAGTTGGTTGTTCTGCAGACTCAATCAAGTCTGCAAACTTTCTAAAGAAACGTGGATCCATGTTATTTGGCCTTTTTAAGATATTCGTATTCAGCAGCCAAACGTGATTCTAATTTCATTGTTTCCTCACGCATGCTCATTGGATTGTCGCCGCCCTTGTAGTTGTGCTTGTACTGTGCTTTGGGACGATTCAAATCAGCACCTTGTTGCATCTGTTGCTTGACTGTACCGTATTCTGGTCTTGGAGAATTTGCGCTAGGTGCCGCTGTTTTAACATCAGTATCGCCGTACTCTTCTTCCATCTCAACTTCTGCGCCAGGTGCATGTTCGCCGTCTGCTGACATTGCAATCACACGTGGTGCAGAGTGTGGCTCGTTGTGGCCACCAATGCCAGCCAGTTTCAACAGTTGCATTAGCTTGTCTGCTTCTTGTCCAGTTGCTGTGACATTAACACTCTTGTCGCCTTTGCTACTCAGGCTGGTGTTGATGTTCATAGAACTTTCAGGTTGAGTCATACCACCTGAGATTGGTCCCATTTCGCCACACTCATCTAAGTCTTCTTTGTCATCGTCTTTGTCAGTAACTGCTTTTTTCATTGGCTCTTCTTTGTCACCGTCTTTGTCCATGTCCAGGAAGTCAGGCTTGCTTTCCATCATGCTAGCACTCCAGCACTCTGAGAAACCATGCTTGGGGCACATGTCACCTTCAGCAGTCATGTTGCACTCTGACTCGTTGGTGCCTTGGCGCAACATTGCAAAGTCTTCGCTGTCTAGTTTGTTGTTGTCGTTACGATCTAATTTCTTTTGGCCGCCGTGTAGGCCAGCAAGTCTTGCCAGCTCGTCCAGTTCCATGTCACCTTCCAGTGCAGGCACATTGCTTTCACTTACTTCAATATCACCTTGTTGCAGGGCTTGGTCAAAGTGATCAGCTACCCACTCGTATGGATCACCATCACGTGCTTTTTTAACACCGTATGGCATGTCGTCGAAGTAGTAGTCATACAGTGCTTCAAACAAGTCGTTGTCCATGTCACCGCCTTGTGCAAACTCACGAACTTCTTTGCCAAACTTGCGAACAATAGCTTGTAGGCTGCTTTCGTTCAGTTGCTTGCTTTCTTTGACTTCTTTCTTGTTACCAAAAGGATTTTTCTTTTTGTCAGCAACAGCTTTTTTCATTGGCTCTTTTTTATCGCCATCTTTGTCCATGTCCAGGAAGTCAGGCTTGCCTTCATAGATAGCTGCCATCTCTGCCAGTGTGTCTTCAACAAAGGTAGAAAGATCAATATGCTCTGCTACTTTCTTAGGACGACCACGACCACGTTTTGGTGCGTCAGGATCTTTCTTGGCATGAATACGTGGGCGGCCACGTTTCTTTTCACCTGTGCTGGACTTGGGTGATCCGTAGTCATCATCTTCTTCGTCGCTGCCTTGATAGTCGCTACCGTATGATCCTTTGTGGATCAAGCCAGTTTTGGTCTGGATTGTTTGTCCTTCTTTCATACCTAGTCGTTCCTTGGCCTTGGCCAAGCCTGCCGAACCTGTTGGGCTTTTGCTTGCTTCGTCGTCTAGGTCTTTGGTAGAAACTTTCCAGTCGCCGCCTTTGGCTTTGCGTTGGAACGCAGGAACATCGCTCTTGTTAGGAGAGTCTTTGTACTCACCTTCTTGAACTTCTTCGCCGCTGTCTTTGCTCTGCATGTAGTCACGTGCTGTGTCTAGATAGTCAACTGCTTTGGTAATTTTGGCTTGCACCCACTCTGGCAAGTTCTCATCTGCATCAAGGATACTACGCAATTCTTCTGCGGCGTCTTGTGCTGTTTCCAAATCTTGGTCGGCCATTTCACCTTCTTGATCGTACTCGCCTTGGTCGGTGATGTCGTTATAGCTTTCATTGGTTTTCTTAGTCTTAGCGTCTTTGGCCGCCTTCTTCATTGGCTCTTTCTTGTCGCCGTCCTTGTCAAGGTCAACATAGTCTGGCTTGGACAGCATGTCTTCGTCCACAGTACTTTCGTCATACCTGTTGTACTTGTCGCGCACCTTGTCAAGGTCTTTGCCTTCACGCCCTGCTTTGGCTAGAGCTTGCATGCCTTCTTTGCCGTACTTTTCATGTCCTTTGGCAGCACGACTCATGTCTTTTTCAGCAACATAGCTTTCGCTCAGTCGTTGAACAAGATCTTTCTTGAATGTGCTGGAATTGTCTTCTGCCACTGGCTGTTTAGCAGTGGGTTGTTTAGGCTCAAGTGAATTCAGCTTGCCTAAGATGCTGTAAATGTCGTTGTGCTTGCTCATGTTATTTTCCTCTTGCGCCTTGTAATTTGTTTTTGTTGCTGCCTACTGGGCTGGTAGTGCCCTGTGGCAAATCGTTTGTAGACTTGCTGTCTGTCTTTTCTTTTGCCGCAAACTCGTGCTTGGTTGTTTCTAGACTCTTTAAGAAACTCATCACGTGCTTTTCACCCACTTGGTCTTGTGCGTTCTTAACATCATCCACTAGGTCAGTGTTTGACAACAATGGCTCACCTGGCTCATGTACAATGGCGCCTTCGTTGTCATTGTTAGGATCAATCACCATGATATTGCCCAGCGGAATACCTGTGCTGTTGTGAATGTTCTGCGCAATCATTGGAGGATTTGCAGGGTAGTTGGTTTTGATATCAAAAACGTGACGCTCAACAGCGCCAAGTTTGTGGAATTCGTTTGTGTGTGCAATGGGCAAACGCTTGGGCTTGCTGATGTCTGCAAGATCGTATGCAGTTAGTCCTTGTTCAACGCGATCTAGTATGTCTTTGTCTAATTCGTGTCCAGCAATTTTGACACGGAATCCATACTGTCTATGGCTTTCTGTCAAATATTCAGTAAATGATTTCATGTGAAAATTCCTATTATTTGATATTTATTCTTTTTAATCATTTCTTTTACCAAGGATACTGCGGAGCAATTCATTTCTGTCAATTATCATGCCTTGCCCTTGTATTGCTGCCTCTTCAGGCGGAGCATCCTTTTTGGCCACTTGATCCAGTCTAGCTTTCTTTAGCTGTAGGTCAACCATGCGTAGTTTCTTGTCTAGCTTGGCTTGTTTGGCTGTGATAGCATGGCCCAGTAGCATGCCTGCTGTTTGAAAGATCACACCAGAGTAGCGTGGTTCTACATTCATGCCCAGATCCATTAGGTCTTCAAACTTGTCCTGCGCTAGTTTGGCCAGCTCGTCCATTTCGCTGTCAGCAGTTTCTAGGTCTCGCACTGTGGGCAGTGCGGCATCAATCTTGTCTATAGCATCATCTATAGCAAGTATTGTTTCTTTGTGCTCACTAATTGTTTCTGCTGGATCGCCTTCTTGAGCACCTGGAAGATCAAACAGTTGTTCGAGTTTTTTAGTCATACCATATTTACCGAGGTTTTCCCTGGTGGAAAATCATATCCTCGGTAACTATGCGAAAGGTTAATCCTTGATTCCTACACCAGGCCCTAGCGGCCTCCCATTTGGCCGCATTCAATGCCACAAAGGCTTGATCACGTAGGCTTTTTGCACCTTCCATGCTGACTTCTTTGCTGGGTTTGACTTCTATTACTTCTGCATGCTTCTGACCGCTTTTGTCTTCGTACACAATCAAAAAATCCGGCACATAGATAGTGTTCTTGTTGGTAAACGGATTGCGGTAAGGTATGTGTACTGCTTCGCTGGCCCATTGTATCACGCTGGGATTGTTGTCACAGAACTGCATGAATACAAATTCCCACCCTGATCGATAGGTAGGCGTTTTGTTGCCCACATACTTGGCAGGATTTTTTATCTGGAACTTGCCTTGGGCATACTTGCTCATAACATTATAGTGCGTTTGACGTAGTTAGATGTGATAGGTTGATTGTTCAGTCCAAGCAAACTTGTGCCAACTCTATTAAGGTTCAAGAACATGGCCAAATAAGTGTTGAGCTCACCGCGACCAACTTTTTTGAGTTCAGCCAAGGTACTCATTGGATTGATATTCTGTGCCAAGCTGGTCAAGATCACACTGGTTGCAAGGATTTTGGCACTGGCTTGATTGCCAGTATATTGATCAAAAAACGCAATAATGCTGTCATTGACAGTGGATGATATGTTGATGTCTTTGACAAAAAAGTTGTTGAAGTATTTTGTCGACGACTGTAGTGGATCCAGTGGGCTTAAATTAACTGGTGCTAGGTTACTGGGATTACTCATGCAAAATTATCTCCAAAGTCTGGGGTGTCTTGATTTGATGCCAGCTGTGCTTCGTTGTCGTAGTTGATGTTTGCATACTCTTGACCAGCAACATCAGTGAATTTTGGATTGTTGAATGCACTTTGCTGTGCCGGTAGCAAGGATGGAATAGCCGGCCACTCACGTTTCCAGTTGTCAGGTGCTTGGTAATGTGTGTCTACCACGCTGCCACCGTTGCTGGTAATAGCACGGCTAAATGTTGGTGTGCCTGCTTGGTCACGAGTTGCACCTGGTAAAAATTTGGCAGCGGCTATACCAAGTCCTGCCAGTAGTGCTGTGCTTGTGCCGCCAGTACCGCGGCTGATACCGCCACTGGCTATGCTACTGAATACTCCGTCCACACCTCTAGATATTCCGCCAATCAAATCACTCACACCGGGCACTGCAATACGACTGCTTGGGTTTTGTCCTCGCAAGATACCAGTGCCAATGCTCTTGAGTTCATCAATTGCCAGTCCTTTAAGATTTGTGTTTTTGTTTGCTTGAATAGCACGACCACCTTTGAATATAGCGCCTAAGATGTTGCCATCTTTGAGATCTTGTGTGATATCAGTTGCCGCATCAAGTATGCCGCCTGGGCCAAGTATGCTTTGTGTTCCACCGCCAGCTGGAGTAAGTGGACTGGGGTTTAGATCATAATGTAAGGTCATGTCACCAAAGTTATTGGGCGTAACAAACCCCTTGGAGTAGTTCACAGTTTCAAACTGTACGCTCATATCATGTTCCATCAAACTAGTACCGTCGTGTGCATGACTACCGTGTTTGAATGATGTAATAATTGGATTTTGCAATGTGTAACAGCTGAATCGTTTTTGATGGAAACTAAAAATATCAATTGCTTTGATCATTTGATTGTCGTCATCAAAATACTTGCCCGACAGTGGAGTGTAACCCCAGTCCTGTGTCATTCTAGGTTGATATTTGTGACTTGCACCATAAAGTGCATCAGTGTAATCACTGTCACGATAGTAGTAACTGTAGTAGTCGTACCAAAATTCTCTAATGATGTCAGACGAGTCATCGTGGAACTTGAGATTGATTGGGTCGTATTTTAATTTTGACTGCACTAGATTAGGACGATTATACGCATTGAAATTTTTAACATCCACAGTGTACTTGGGCAAGTCGACTGTTTTTGCTAGAACGCCTATTTCTAACTGTCGGTCTTTGGGAAGCCTGGTTAGGTTTGAGTTCAGTGTGATACGAACAAAGAACAGGAACTGATACTTGGGACTTAGTTCATAGTTGTTGTGCGTGAACAACTGACTGGCGTGACGAAAGTCCCGCAACTGTGGTCCAGTAAAAGCTTCTGACAGAAATTGATTTAATATGCCCATGGCAAGTGTCCTATATTAGATATTTAGCCTAAAAAAAAGCCCGGGGTTAGCCGGGCTTGAACTTGCCGTCTGGCTTGATTAGCCAGTAATAATACGTGCGCCTTTGGCCAATGAACCAGCAACACGTTCTCCGACGTATGTGCCAATACCTGTGCCGCCACCAACTTGTAGTGCGTTATCGTAGCGCACTGTTAGTGCAATCTTAACTGCTTCTGCGTTGGCGTAATTCATTTCACCATACTGTACTTGTTGCAAGAAACAACCGTACATTTCCCAGGTTTCAAGTACACCAGCTTCGGCACCTTGTGAACCATCTAGTACTTCTAGTTTGGTAATAAACTTATAGTCAATACCGGCGGCTGCTGATGCTTGTTCCATAAAGTCAAATTGTTTCTGAACCTGTTGGCTAACCAGGCGACTGACTTCGTTACCGGCGTCATCGCGTAGGTTGATTGTGATATCAGCCCAGTCCGGTTTGCCGAGCAATTTAACTTTGCTGTTATACACATCAATGTTAAGATCGCCAAACGACACTTGAGGACGAGTGCAGTCCATCACTTGCTTAGTGAGTTCTGTTGTGGTTGGGTTGACACCAAAGTTACTAAATGTTACACGGAATCTGTAACCTAGTTTTGGCATCAACAGACCTTGATTAGACGCACTTTGGTTAGTGGCTAACGGTACTGTGAATTTTGTTAGTGACGAGACTGCCATTATATTCTCCTATTACTCATATTTATTGCAAATTGGTTTCAGAATGGAACAGACCAGCTGTTCCATTAACTGACACTATTATTTGCCACCTCCTGCAATCGCGCCAGGATTCTTCAAGCGGATTGGAATGTAGATGAACTCAACGTCTTTCATTGGTTCGATTGCAATGTCTACATACAATTCGTTTCTAGCAATTCTAGCTGGTGTGTTATTACTGTCATCGCAGACCACTAGGTAGTCATACACACCGCGCTTGGCAACCAGGTCATTCATAGCGCCATCAATGATAGCTTTGATCTGGTCACGTGTGATCTTGTCATTTGGTTCAAACAAGAAACTGTTTGAAATTCCTGATAGGATTGTACGGATGTAGTTTACCAAGCGACTTACGTTCACACGATCAGTAGCTTGTGGAATTGGACTACGTGTTTTCTGTCCAAACACTGCTAATCCAACGCCTGGTAAGTTGGTGATAGGATTGATACGATTCAAGTACAGTGTGTCACGCAATGCGTTATTAACACCATTCTTGATAAACAAGCCGGTGCTACGATCTAGGTAACCAACTGCTGTTGCATTGTCTACTAGACCACGGCGTGCGCCTGCTGGAGCAAACCATGAATAGCTGACA